CTTTGATCTTGTTGCGTCCTATTCATAAGTTTTTAATCGGTGGTCCTTTTGGTTTGGGTTTGGAAATTAATGCTGGTTCTTTTAAGAAATTAGCTAGGGAAATGCTCGCTCAGGGGAAAGTTAATAGAGATTATAAATATCATTTGCCTCGTAAAGATTGGGAAACTTTAGATTTTATTTATAACATGTACCCTGAGTTAGTAGAGCGTGTTTTTATAGAGTTAGATATAACTGCTTTTGATCAATCTTTATTGTATCCAGTTCTCGTTGCTGTTGCTTTGTTTTATTGTATGTTTTATAAGTATGATAGTGATAATGGTTTAACTAGATTGCTTATGTCCGATATGTCATATCGTTTATGTGTTAAATATCTCCATATGTTAGGTATGGATAGAGCTTATGTTGTTCTAGGTATGATGTTTAGTGGTAAGTTTGAAACCTCTACAGGAAATACAATATATCAGTTTTTTTGTTTTCGTCTCTTATATACATCATAAATTGAAGAAGTATGAAAATCATGAAAAAATTCATATTCTTCAAATAGCTTTTGAATATATGCTTATATATTTTACTTTTCAGGGTGATGATTTGGCTGGATCTTATCCAAAAATTTTTGAAGAGTGGTTTGGAATGACTTATTCAGACTATAAAGCTTGGTGTCTTTATTATGGGTTAACTGTTAAAAAAGGTTATAGTAACCGTCCCATGATAGGAGAATCTCATTTTTATAGTGTTGGTGGGGTTTGGGAAGAAGATGATGCTAAACATATTAAATCTGTTACTTTTCTTAAGAATGAAGTTTGTGCTACTTATGAAAATGATGAATTTATGGGAATTTTTCCTTATAGATCTGCTAGTGATTTGATCTTTCGTTTTGGTAACTCTGATAAAGCATCTGAGTTTATAGAGGGAGTTTATGCTAAGGCGCTTAGTCTTGGTATGTTGACTGTTGGAAATATTGAATGTTACCAGTATTTTCAGCAAGCTTTTGAACTTGTTAGAAAGAAATATGATATAAATTTTGATAATATTAATGTTATGTTAGATACCATGGCTAAAACCTCTAATACTTTTTACCAGTTAAGAAAAAGTGAAGTAGAATTTGATGGTGGTTTTCCTAGTTTAATTAATTTGAGGATAAGGCATGATCAAGAAAAAGAGCCTGTTCGATACGGATTACAGTGTTATGCTCGTGATTCGCATTATGAGATTTATGATATGTAAATCTTAAAAAAAAAAAACA